AAGTTCGACAGTAGAAGAAGTAATTGTCTTTCTAATCTCAATCTCTACTGCTGCTGTACTTAAGTCAATAGGCACAGTATTAGCAGTCAAAAGAAATATCTGACTCCAAGTATTAGTTTTCCAAATAGATATATTGTATTGAGCTGGTCTAAAATCAGCATTGGTGCTTATGCAGGACATTCTTTATAATTTTTACAAATTTAATCAATTCTTAGAGAATACCTAACAAGCTACAGGAGCATTGTTTATAGTCGATGTAGACAAGTTGAATCTTGCCTTAAATCCAGCTCCAGTATTTCCAAAAACTCTATAGTGTAAGAATAAGCCAGCATACCCACTCATAGGGAATATTGCACTAAAATTATAGTTAGCATAAAAAGTAGTTCCAGCAACAGGAGTTGCAGTATTAGTCCAAGCTATAGTAGTCACATCAAGAAACAAAGAACAAGCATTTATATTAGTATCTCCGTTATCAGAGATGTTCCACTTAAAAACCCCAGTCTTAGCAACTAGGTTAGATTTGACAGGTAATTGATTTGATGTCTTAGATGTGATTGCATTAATAACAGCGTATTGTTCAGCTTCTGCACGAGTAACTTGTTTAGAGCCTGGAGGTACAGCAGCTTCAGCTCCCATAAATACCCCAGTAGTTACAGCATCTTTTAGATTGTTCCAACTTATACATTGGTTACTTGCTATTCCTGCCCAACTCATTTATTAATTGGTTTAGTTTGTTTTCTAAGTATTGTATCTTAGCTACAAGCACTTGATTATAAGCTACAGATAAAAAGCCATCTTCCCCTTCGACCACAGCACTAGGGATAACCTCAGATACCTCTTGTGCGTAATATCCTACCTCTTCCTTGCCATCTTTTATGTAAAGGTAGGCTTGTATATCACCAATATTTTGAGGGGCGTAATTCGCCTCTAATTGAGTTTTAAGACGTTTATCTGAAGACTCAAAGAAACCAGTACTTGTTAGGGTGCCAGTCAATGTGCCCCCAGTTAAAGCTAAATAAGTTGTTGCAGCAGTACTTGTTGTTAAATAGGTACTATTATCGTAGCTTATTGTTGTACCAGTTGCTTTAACAAAGCCAGTTCCATTAATTTGATTTTGCTTGCCATTGAATGTGTTCCAATCAGTACTGCTTAAATAACCATTTGTAGAAGTCGTAGATTGAGCAATAGCGAATACACCAGTTGTGCTATTATAAGATAATGGAGCAGTAGCCGAAAAAAATCCTGCAGCCACATAAGTTGGAGTAAAGTTAATCCAATTACCTGTTTGGTAACGTAATAACTGGCCATTGGAAGGAGTTGTAATAACTACATCTGTTAGTTCATCCAAAGCAGGAGCTGGAGGTGCAGCCCAAGCTAAATCTCCTCTTAAAAACTGAGAAACAGTTCCTGTACCTAAAGATGCTTGTTTAGCATTCCAATAGTCATAATCAGCACCTGTTATATAACCTGATATACCAGTAGCCGCTGCAACTAAAGTATATCTACCTGTAGTTGAGTTATAGGTCAATGCTGAGCCTACATTGGCACTAAAAGCAGCCCTTGCTCTTGTGTTGGTATAGTAGAGGTTAGTAGTTCCTTCAGTAACTTTATCAGTATCGTAGTCACCACTAACAGCTACTACAACTCCTGACCTTCCAAATACACTTGTCACAGAAGCTGTTATTGCAGCCCAACTTAATGCAGAACCATTGGTAGTTAAAAATTTACCAGCATTGGTGGCTTGACTAGGAAATGCACTTACAAAAGTATAAGAGTCATCCCAATTCGTTTGCTTAGCTGTTGTAGGGATTGAATAACCAGCTGAGAAAGTCAAAGCTAATGTACCAGTAGTTGTTATAGGTGAACCTGCAATAGATAAACCAGTTGGCACAGTCATAGCTACAGATGTAACTGTTCCTGAACCACCACCACCAGTAGAAGCTAAAACACCACTTGTAAGTGTTAAACCACTACCTATAGTTACCTTGGTTACATTACCACTATTATCACCTCCTGCAAGTACATTACCTGAACCTGCTAATATGTTTGCTAGTACTAATTGTCCCATATTATTTGAATAATGCTCTTATATGTTCACCAGCCACTAAAGCTGATCCGAATGTTAAAATACCTGTAGTAGAGTTAAATGATACATCATTTGCATCTACAGTTACAGGGTTGATGTCTTGTACTTCTACACCACCTCTTGTTACACTAAAACAAGTAAACCCAATAGCACCAGAGAATGTTATTGTTGTTTCTCCACCTGTTGCCGTATAGTCATACATCTTAACGATTTGACTACTAATGTTTATACCTTCTTGTGTAACCTCTACACCATCTATTGAATAGCCTCCTGTGCCTTGTAAAGATACGCTATAAGTAGATGAATTTTCTAATGGGCCACTTAATGATAGGCTAGTTATGTTAGCTTGTCCTGTAAGAATAGTATACCCTAGTAAACCACTACCAGTTCCGTTGTCGTTATCTATAGAGAACTTAATTGTAATTGGAGTTCTATCTAATACTAACTGCAATAAATATGCGTAGTTATAGTTGTCACTAAGTGAAACAAACCCATCGCAGGTAACTGACCAAGTAATAATATCGTTTTTGTATTCTCTAAAATAAGCAGATGTTTGGCTAGTTACTTCTACTTGGTCTACGTTAGTTTCAAAAGAGCAGTTACTTGCAGCACCAAAAGGTACAGCAATACTTGTTGCTGGGTTAAAGTAGTATAAAACTATATTAGTTCCGTTAATTACTGATGCCATATTTTAAAATTGACTTGATTCATAATAATAATCATTTGTTTTAGTACTAGCAATCTCTGTGTTTGATATTTGAAGTAAAGTTGAATTTATTTCGTTTTCTACAAATGAGATTGTAGCATTACCTAACATATAAGAATTACTTGCTATATTAATAGGGCTAGGATCTGTGTCAGTAGCCTTTAATAATTTAGAAGCATTACATATTCCATTAGTGGTAGAATAACTAGATAAATCACAATCAAGATTTATTATATTTTTACCATATATGTTAATATATTGCTGAGTTAACAGTTCTTGCAAACTAACAAAACCTCCACCTGGGCCACCATATCTAGTCCAATTTATAGCTATAGAATCATTAGAAAGATATAAAGCACCAATTTCTATTGGATTTGCACCTGATCCAGTTACACTTTGTGCATAAAATCCATAAGGCACATCTATTGTATTAACATATTGTTTATTGTTATCTGTATAAGCCGTATAAGTTATTGATTGCAATGTACTTTTAAAGGATAATTGGAAATTACCAACTGTAACACTTGGCGTAGATGTAGAATCTAGAAAAAACCCAAAACTTAATTGACCATCTATTGGGAATGGTTTAGATTTTAATGAAAAACTAAATGGAGCATAATCTTGATTTGCAGGTACAAGAGCAGGGAAAGCCGAACTAGTTGACCAAGCACCATCTCCATCCATATAATATACAGAACCAGCTGTTGGGGTTATAAAAAATTGCACATATCCATTTACAGAGGATACGCTACCTGCTAAAAATGTCATTGAATAATCTAATGAATCTCCTGTAGATACTTTAGGTAAACCTGTATTAAAAATAGTCATTTTGCTAGTTGGTGTACTCCCCCTAGTCAATAAATAAGTAGCATAATTTTCATCTACATTATCAACTATAACAAATGAATTACCTGTGCTTGTTGTTGTAGGGTTCCAATTATAAGGTTGATTTGTATTTTGCAAAGGCCTTAAATTCCAATTAGTCATATAATTATCAGGATAACTTATAGAGTTATCAATAACTACTTTATTATAACCTTTCTTTAATAATTTGACTTGTGAATTATTTATAAAATATAAACCACTTGTATTGGTTGTATATGGCTGAATAGTACTAAGTGTATTTAAGTTACTTCCGCTTGCTACAACAGTACCACTTGAATTATATTCCGTGTACCAATTAGTTGTATTAGCAAATTCATTAATAGCTACAACCCACCATTTACCACCTGCTTGAAATATTCTACAACCAAATGTTTTTGCTATATTAGATAAAATCTCCAAACAATCTTTATATGTACTTGGGTTTTCTAAGAACGTTCTATATGGAAGGTAAGATTGTATAAATGGTTCATTATAAGATTGTACTGCTCTATTACTCATACCACTTGAAAAATATGAACAAACTATTACAATATTTGAATTGCTTGGTTGAAATTCTAAGGCATTAAAACATAATCTCATAAAATATAAGAGATTGTTTTTTTCGTTAATACTTGTATTAAATGTTTGTGGTAAAGCTATATCTTTAAGCATACCAAGCCCATCAATTGCGTTAAAAGACATTTGCCTTCTACCTGTAGAGAATCCTATACTAACACTATCGCTTAATACCCATCCACACCACTCTAAGGTAGAATCTAAGAATAATCTAGCAAAATACTTTCTATCATTTAATGTAACTAGATTAGGTATATTATTTAAATTATCAGTAATATCTATAGTAACTCCTAACTGACTAGCAAATATTGGTTCAAATGGATCATCTGATTTTGGTAAATATTGTAAATTTATATCTACTCCTTGATATTCGATAACTGTTGGAGCAGACGCCAAGTCCTCTTGTAAATACAAATAAGCTGTTTTATTAGCTCTTGTAGCAAACGTAAATTTATATTTATTATAATATGCCATTATGAACCTCTTCTTAAGTTTAATGATGTTTCT